GGCGCCGGTGTGCGGCGGTGGAAATGCAAATACTGCGGGCGAATCGACGGCGTATGTCGCGACTGTCACGACCTGGCGGTGCATTGCAGGGAGCCAGGGATGCGGGTGCGGTGGGGGCGGAAGGTGGAGCCATGAGTCTCGGCGAGTACGAGGATTTGATCGTGAAGTGGATGAAGGGCCGCGGGTGGGTGTCGCGGGGGGCGATCCGGGAGAACGTCGGGTTCGCTGGTGATGGGCGCATGGCCGACCGGATTGGGCCGGCGGTGAACCTGCTGGTGCGGCAGGGGGTTCTGGTGCATGAGTGGCGGAATCACGTCTACCGGGTGTGCCTGGCAGGCGAGAAGGACAGCGTACCGGACTTCTCGCCGTGGTCGGCGGGTGGGTTGGCAGGCGCGAGCGAGGAAAGGGCAGAACTGTGACGAACAAAGAACTGGAAGCGTTGGAGAAGCTGGAGAAGGCCGCGACGCCGATTTATCCGATCCCGTCCGTGATACGCGAATCGGGCTGCAAGCATCCTGTAGGAACTACATTCGTGTTCCACGCCCGCGACATTGGCAGGGTTGTTGCGACGTTTACCGAAGAACAAAATGCCCGCGAGTACATCGCCACGTCCGGGGCGTTGCCCGCCCTGATCGCGGCGGCGAGGGAGAACGCCCGGCTGCGGGCGGTGGTGGAGGCGGCGAGGGTGATGCACGACGCGGGCGTTGATCCCCGCAACGGTCCTGCCGGGAAGGCGTTGGCCGAACTGGCGTTGGCACTTGAGGCCCTCGACGCGTTCTGGCTGGAAACGGAGGAGCAAAAGTAAGGTGACACAAATGTCACCCGTGGATGGTTGTGCATACATTTCGGCGGGAGTAACGCATGACGGCACGATGCAAGACCTCGGACCTTGAAGTCATCTCCAAACTCGACGCGGAAATCGTGCGGTTACGTCGCGAGAATGGAGCGATGGAGGAGAAGGCGTCGCAACTTGGACCCTTGCAGGCGTCGCGGGATACATTCAAGCACCTTGCAGAGTCGTACAGAACGAGCTACCTGAAGGCGACCAACGAGGTCGCGAGCCTGAGACAACGGGTGTCGCAGTTGGAGGCCGCACTTGCGATAGCCAACCACCCGGACACCGTTTCAGCAAAGAACCGGGCACTGCGCGACGAAATCGGGCGGATCACGCAGAAGTACCAGCAGGCCGCCCAAGATGCCGAAGCGAAATACAAGCACCTCGAAAGCCTGGTGGGACGGGCAATGACGAGGGTGAAGCGGAAGACGGCCAAGAAGAAGGCCAGAAAGGCGAAGCGATGATTCTGGTTCACGCAAAGGGCTCAGCGGACCCCAACGGGACGCAAGAAACCGTGATGAAGCTGCTGGCGGGGGCGCCGTACCCCACCCCGCAGGCGGTCATCGAGTCTCACATCCTCCAGGTGTGCGGGACTCACGCGATTCAGGCCCTCGAGTACCTGGGAAACTCCGGCGCCGTCGAGAAGCCCGAGGGCAGCACGCACGTCTTTCGGCTGAGCGCCGCCGGCCGCGAGTGGTGCCGCGAGCGAGGGCTGCGTGTGCGGTCGCTGTCAGACCCCGATGAGGTTGAAACCCCGACCCCCAAGGAGAACACGGATGTCCCGAAAACCCCGCGCAAGCGAGGCCGTCGTCCTGCTTCCAGCACCGGACCTGTGGAATGAACTCTCGCCACGGGAGCAGTTGATCGTGCGGATGCAGGCGCACGGGCTTTCGGTCCCGCAAATCTCGAGCAGGCTGCGGCGAGCGGATGCGACGATTGAGCGGACGGCCCTGAACGCCCGCAGGAAACTCGGACTCCCGCGCGTCACGGCCGTCGTCAGGTACGCGGTTTCGATTGGGCAAGTTTGGAGCCCGTGACGTAGGAAACGATCGGACGGCCGCGCTCGTCGATGGTCACGAGCGCGGCCGCTTCGATTTTTGGGCGACCGCAAGAGAGGCGAACCAGGCGAGCAGGCCACAGCTCGACGCCGTTGCGCGGGTAGAGCGCGACAGGCTCGACCGTGCAGGCGAGGCTACCGTCTGCGTACAGGCGTGCGAAGTGGCGGGAGGCGGGAGCGTCGAAGAGTCGCGACAGGACGCCGGACGCGGGCATCTCCTCCAGGTCGCGGCGAACGTGGAGGGTGTGGGGTCGGACAGGGAGGTCGTTCTTCTCGTTCACCGTGGTGAGGGTAGGCCACCCGGTCAAGTCGGCTGGGATAGTATTTAGCGACGGCGGGCTCAAGGGAGCCCAGGCATGGCGACGACACCAACACTCTCGACGCGCGTTCCAGCAACGGCGCCGGGCACAACGCAAGACCCCGCACGCGCGATTGAAACGAGCGGCGGGCTCGACGTGACGACAGCATACGCGGACGCCGACGCCCTCGACATCATCGTTGTCCCCGCGCCACTTGCCGACCGCAAGGGCGTCGCCCAACTTGGCCCGTGGACCAACACGCTGCTGGAGTTCTCGATCGGCCACGCGAGCGCCCCGGCCGGGAAGACCGCCACCGTCTACATCGTGGGCGTTCGGGAAAAGCTCGGCAGCAACACCGAGCCGATCGTGTACAAGCGGGTGCTGCTGGGCCAGGTGGGCATCACCGGCGACCGCGCTCTTGTCGCGGGCGAGCTGTCCGCGCACGCGTCCAAATACAGCGGCTTTGCAGCCTGGGCCACATGCCAAATCGCCATTGCGGCGGACTACACGCCATCGCCCCCGGGCATGACCGTGATCGGCACGGGCGCCGCGGACAACGCGCCGGAGCTGCTGATGGACACCTTCGGGTACTCGTTCCTTGAGGTCTGGGTGGTCAACGGGGCTTCGAGCCAGGGCGTTGTGGTCGATTTCCGGCAGTGCTGAGGAGGGCGATATGGGACTGGTAGCCTCCAATCTTTCACGGGCTGCAACGCTGGTGCTGAGCGGCAAGTGCCACGTTCTGGCAGTGGGCGACTCGCAGACGGTGGCGATCGCGCATCGGTTGTGGGCGGTGTGGCCCCGCATTTGCCCTTTGCGCTACCACTACATGGTCATGGAATCGTCCAACACCAGTGCTCTCTTGCCGAGCAACACGTTGGGCTTCGGCGGAACGACGAACAACTACGGCGGCAGCCGAACCGACACCGCGTACGGATCGCTGACGACGGGACCGAACGGAATACTCAGACCTGCGCGGACGAGCAGCTACGCAAGCAATACCGCCGACGGCAACCTGTTGGGGACAGGCACGCAACTCAACCGCCGCGTGCAATCGGGCCTTGATCCGAACTCCAACGTCAACTTCGGGTATCCCTGGCCCGATTTGTCGTCGGCTGCGGTGTCCGGCGTCGCGCGGCCTTGGTATCACAACACGTACCTCAAGTGCAAAAGCCTGTGGTACAACTGCCCGAGCATGTTGTCTAGTTTCTCGCACTCGTTCAACCGTGCCGGGAAGTCCGCCACCGACGTTGTTACCTCCAACTCAGCTACCCCCCTCACCGGCACGACCATACTGGAATCGACCTGGACCAACACACGCGCCGACGACAACGACTATGACGTTGCCACCGGCGGCACGGGCGTTCTGAACGACCACGACATTCAGTACAGGCTCTACGCCACGACCGGCGTAGACGAAACCGGGCTGAACCTGATTCCCCAGGGCGTGATTGTCGCGCGGTGCGACAGTGGCGGAGCGATCCCCTGGAACTCCGACAATACCGGAGCATCGTTCGACGCTATCGGCAGGAGTGGTGCGTACGTCGCAGATTGGCTCAGCAACTACGCGACCCAAACCGTGTGGCAGGAATACATGGCCCGTACCGTGTTGGCACCCGCGGCAAAGACCGTGTGCCCAATCATGCTCGGCCACAACATGGACGGAGCGACCGAATACACCGGTTCCACAGTGAACGACGTATTCCGCACCAACTACCAGTCGTTCGTGCAGATGCTCGCGGCGGCCCATCTTGCGGCGTTCCCGTCTGGCGAGTTCATCCCGCTCATCATCGTGCCATGGCGCTCGGGCGAATCGTCCGCATTCGACACGCTTGCGCGTTGCCAATCGGCCCAAGCCCAGATTGAACGGATGTGCAGTGAGAACGGTTGGCCCATGGTGTCTCTGTTCGAGTATTTCGGCCAGGTCGCCCCGTTCCACATGTTGCACCCAAGCACCGCGGCCGAGGGAGAGAAGATCGCGATGGCTCTGCGTGACGCGCTCGACCGAGCAACGGGTTTCCGCTACACCGCGCGCGGCGCCGTCGGCTCCGGCTCCGCCCGCACCATGCGACGCCGGAGGTAAGCATGGCGAAGGGCCGAAAGACAGGCGGCAAGGACTTCAAGAAGGGCGAGAGTGGAAGGGCGGGCATCACCGGACTTTTGACGGGCCGTCCCGACATGAAGGTATACCGCGCGGTTCAAGACGCTCTGGACAACCCGGATTTGATCCCTGGCGAGAAAGAGGCGCTGATCGCGCGGGTGTTCAAGACCATCAGCGACGGGGTGAACCGCCGCGACGAACTCGGACGCCCCGACAGCGTGACGTTCCAGTTCTGCCAGCTTGTTTCGACCTTGTACTTTGGGAAGAACGGGGACGGCAGGCTCGGCGCCGAGAGCGACCCCAACGTCTTCCGCGTGCGTGTGGTGTATGACGACCAGATTCAGACCAGGCTGAACCTCGACGAAAACAAGACATGACGGCCACCATGCCGACCATCACGCGGCCCCGAGCCCATGCGGGTCAGCGAAAGATCATCGACGACCCCGCGCGGTTCAAGATCGTGCGGTGTGGCCGGCGGTTCGGCAAGACGACCATGGGCATGGATCAGACCATCGCCGCGTTCCTCGACGAGTCGCGGATCTGGGGATCACGGTGGGGACCTCGCATCGGCTGGTTCACCCCGCTTGATCGGTACACCTCGCCCGTGTTCGAGGAACTACGCGAGCGGTTGAGCCCGTGGGTCAAGGCGTCTGACGCATCGAAGAAGACCATCACCCTCGGCCATGGCGCCATCATCGAGTGCTGGACGATGCACAGCAACCCGGAAGCGGGGCGCTCGCGGTTCTACGACCTGGCCGTCGTCGATGAGGCGGGTCTGATACCGGGGCTCAAGAAGTGGTTTACGACCTGTCTCCGGCCGACGCTCATGGACCGCAAGGGCCGGCTCCTCATGCTCGGCACCCCGCACGCCATTGGACCCGACTTCAACGACTTCTATGACTCCGCGGCGACCAATGAGGGGTGGCGGGCGTTCACGGCGAGCACCTTCGACAACCCCCACATCCCGCAGGAGGAGAAGGACGCCATTCTCGCGGCCAAGGCGACCATGCCCGAGTGGCTTTGGAACCAGGAATACATGGGCATCCCGGCAGACACGGCCGCGGGTATCTTCGGGCGTCAGATGCTCAACGACTACATCGCCGAGCTGTGCAGGGAGCCCCAATGGCGGGGCCGGATCGGCGTGGACGTGGATGACGAATGGCGGTTCACGACCCTCGCCCAAACCCGGAAACTCGAGGCGTTCTATGCGTTCGACGATCCCCGCGGCGCGTGGTCGGTGTGGGGAGAGCCCGACGAGGAGCGGGGCGGTGAGATTGTGATGGGCGTGGACCTATCCGCCGGCGTGGGCTCGAGCAACACGGTCATCTCGGTCGCGCACGCCGACACGGGCAGCAAGTTTGCCGAGTTTGCGAGCCCAGGCGTCACCCCCGAGGAAGCGGCCCGGATCGCGGTGGCAGCGGGTCTGTTCTTCGGCGGGGAGTCGCCGGCGTGGATCTGGTTCGAGGCCAACGGCGGCGGCGGCGAGCAGTTTGGGCGGGAGCTTTGCCGGCTTCGATACCCCCGCATCCGCACGCGCGGCGAGGAGCGTTGGACCAACAGCGACCCCGCGCCCGAGAAACTTGGCTGGTGGAGCACCGAGGGGGCCAAGGAGAGCATGGTGTTGGCCTACGCCGCGGACCTCAAGGGCCGCCGGTTCCTCAACCCGAGCACGAAGGCGCTCAACGAGTGCCGAACGTACATCTACCACAAGGGCCGGGTGGTCAGTGTCAACGCCGAGAGCGACGGGCTCGACGAGCTTGCCGGCGCCCCGCACGGTGATCGTGTCATCGCCGACGCGCTCGCTTCCGCCATGTGCCGCTGGGTGCTCAAGACCAAGCCCGCACCGCCCAGACCGCCCGCAAAGGGTGGCATCCATGAGCGGATTGCCGAGAGTCGGAAGACCAAGAAGCCGTATGGGTGGTAGTATTCCGGCGACGGCGGGCACCGAAAGGTGCCCATGCGGCTTGACGACACAACTCTGACGCGAGCGATCCACGATGGGATGCTGCGTATGGACGCGCACCGCGTCACCCGTGCGCGGGTCTGCGAGGAAATCGCCGGCCCGTGGTACGGTCGCACCCACACGCCCAACTCCCGCGACCTGACCGACAAGCGGCCGGTCAACGTGCTCGCCGAGATGGTGTACGCCTACCAGGCTCAGCTCGTGGGCAACTACGTCACCACCCGCGTCACGCCCAAGAGCCATTTCCTTCGCGGCGAGGCCAAGCTGCGGGAACTCATGCTCAACGACCTCAGCCGGGAGATTGACCTGGCCCGCACGGTTCGGCTCGCGGTGCTCGACGCGCTGACCGGGGGGCTCGGCATCATCCGCGTGGGCAACCGGGCTGGGGCCGAAGTCTGCCACATCGAGGGCAAGAACTACGACGTGGGGCAGGTGTACGCCGCGCGCGTGGATCTTGACGACTACTGCCGCGACCCCCTCAGCCGTGACGAGAGCGAGGACCGTTGGCGGTGCTACCGCTACCGGACGGATCTGGAAACCGCCCTTGTCCTCTGGCCCGAGGCCGCCGACGTGCTCATGTCAGCCCCCAAGACCCGCGACATCACCGACACCTTCGACAGCGGACTGGATGAACTTGGAGGGATTCGCGGTCGGCAAGACGAAACCGCCGACATCATCGAGCTTTGGGACTTCTTCGCGTTCGAGAAGGGCGTCGTGCTCCACACCACGCTCGCGGGAACCATCGACAAGCTCAGCAAGATCCGGGAGCCCAAGGAATACGAGGGTTACGAGAATGGCCCCCTGCACCTTCTCAGTTTCCGCCACATCCCGAACAACGCGCAGCCCATCGCGATCTGTCAGCAGCTCATGGACCTGCACCTCGCCATGGCGAACACCAGCGCGAAGATGGTCGATCAGATCCTCACGGCGAAGAACGTGTACGTCACCCGGCCAGAAGGGGAACAAACCGCGCTCGAAATCCGTGACGGGGTGGACCAGTCCATCGTCCACGGCGACCCCACGGCGATCACGTCCATCGAGGTCGGCGGCGTGATGCAGAAGCTTCTGCCAGCGTTCGATTGGATGCGGGCCGAGGCAAACAACGCCAGCGGCGCGGCCAGCCTCATCGCGGGACAGAGCGACGTGAGCAAGACCGCGACGGGTGCGTCATACATGGCGAACCAGGCGAGCATCCGGCTCAACGACATGAAGGGCGCGGTCCAGAAGTTCACGGGCGACGTGCTCCGGCACTGCGCTTGGTATCACGACAACCACCCTGCGCTCCGGCAGACGTTCAGCCACAAACTGCCGTCCGGGGCGGGCACCATCGACATCATGTATGACTCCGACGCCAAAGAAGGGGCGTTCACAGAGTTTCAGTTTGAGTCCGTGCCCGTCAGTGAGTCGGCCATGGACCCGAGCATCCGGCAGGCTCGCATCGGCCAGTTCATGCAGACCGGCGTGCCATTCCTCCAGTTTGTCATGGCGGCCGGCGGCGACATGCAGGCGACTCTGGCCCACCTTGGCGACGTGTACGACTGGCCTGAACTCCCGGCGATCTTCCCGACCCCCGAGGCCCTTGCGATTGCTCAGATGGTGGCGCAGGCGGTTCCGCAGGGCACGGGCGGTATGCCGCAGCGTCCCGGACAGCAGCAGGGACAACAGCCCGCGAGACCGTCGCCGACCGGCGGCCCGATCAACCAGATCCGCAGCGACATGGCCCCGACCGTTCCCACCGCTTAGACCCCGGTGACAGCGTGCCCGTGCTTGACAGTGCGGGCGTGCTTTATGCCCCTATACCAATGCTCCTGTGAAGCGTGCCGGTTCTCCGGCGAAGTGTTTGCCAAGGTCGCCGAGCTTGACGCCCAGGGCCGCGTTCTCTGTCCCGAGTGCGGCGAGCGTGCCGCGCAGGACTGGAGCACCAAGACCGTCGGCGCCGGCGGCGCTGCCCGATCATTCCACGGCGGGAAGCAGGTGAGTCTGATGGAGGGATTCCACCCGTCCGAAGTGGCGGAGGCTCGACAGATGTTCGGCGAGAAGCATGGGCAGTGCATCCAGAACGACGGCACCGTCCAGTTTGCCAACCGCGAGGAGCAGCGCGGGTACGCGAAGCGGAAAGCCGAAATCTACGCGATCAACCACAAGCTGAAGTAAAAATCATCACATCCATGTAAGTGTGCCAGCGGAAACGTCCGGTATTCTTCTGGTGGTGAATGGGACACGGAGCGCATCCGCATGTCCCAGGGCGAAGGAAACGCATTGGACTTGGACATCGACGACGGCACCGCGCCGGCCGCGGACGCCGCACAGACCGACGAATCCACCGACGAAACCGTTGACGCCGAGGCGCAGATCGGCGGCGATGCTGGCGACGCCGACGCGACCCAGCGCGACGAAGTGACCGAAACGACCGAGGCCGCCGAAGAGGCTGAGCCCGTCGTCGAGGCCAAGACCGAAGCGAAGCCCGAAGCCAAGACTGAGCAGGCCGCCCCGACCAAGACCGACATGGACGAGGCCGCCGAGCGAATCGCCGAGGAGTTTGGTTCCGAAGCCGCTGCCCCGTTCGTCAAGGCCCTCAAGGAAATCGACGCGCTCAAGAAGGAACTCCAGGCGATCCGCGGCGAGCGTGAAGCCGTCGCCCGTCAGACCGAGTACCAGGCCGTCACCGCTCGAGCGACCGCCGCCGGCGTGCCCGCTGCCAAGATCCAGACGGTGTACCAGGACGCCATCGACTACCTCAACCTGCGGCGCAGCCAGGGGCGACAGATCGGCGGCGACGAGGCTCTGACGTGGGCCATTCGCGCGCACGGCGGCAACCCGGAAGCGGCCACCAAGCCCACGACCAAGACGACCAAGACCGAGAAGGCCGAGCGATTGCAGGGCCTTCGGAGTGTTCCCCCGCGTTCCCGTGCAGGGACCGCGTTGCTTGATCCCGACGACCCCGCGGTGGTGGACGGTACTGCCCCGCGTCGCAGCTCGTAACCCGAACGTGACACCCCTTAGGGGACACAGCAATGCCTGGTTTGACTCTCGCTCAGCTCCAGAACTTCCAGAACAGCAGCCGCGCGAAGGTTTCCAAGACCTTCGCGGAAACCCTCTCGCTCAACTCGTATTCCGGGCTGGAGGAGTTCATTTGGCGCAACCCGAACACCAAGCCCGCGGGCGGCACGAAGTACGAGAAGCGAATCCGCCTCAAGGCCAACACCGGCGCGACCCGCGGCGTTGATCTGTACGAGGCCACGGCCGCACAGAAGGCGCCCCCGGTCGCCGTTGCCAGCGTGAACTATGTGTTCTACGAGAACAAGGGCATCGTGTTCGACCTCCGCGAAGAGGCGTTGAACACGGGCGAAGAGGCGATCATCCGCCACATGGACTCGGAGCGCTCGGCGAACTACGAGGACATCGCCAACAAGCTCGAAAACGACGTGTGGACGACCCCTCTCACGTCCAGCGACACCAAGCACCTCATGGGCGTGCCGACCTGGATGCGGCCGTCCATGACCAGCGGCGGCTCGTTCACCGCCGACCTCACCGGCGGGTTCAACGGCACCTACATCCGCTACCTCAACGGCTCGACGGCCACGGTGAGCGCGACCCTCGCGAACATCGACGCCAGCAACACCGACAATGAGCGCTGGCGTAACTGGGTGGCGACCCGCCCAAGCGGCGACCTCACGCTCCCGACCTGCCACACCATCCGCCGCGGCATGAACGCGACCAACTTCAAGGCTCTGCCCATGCTCAAGGGCGAGCAGAAGACCACGGACGCGGTTGTGTTCATGTCCGAAACCGACCACGACGTTTACATGACTCTCACCGAAGCGGGCTCGGACGACCGCAACGGCGACGTGTTCCCCTTCTCCGAGTTCACCATGGGCCAGGCCCGCATCAAGCGCACGCCCAGCCTGAACTCCGACGCGCTCCGCCCCATCTACTTCCTCCGCCTCAACCTCTTCACCCTCATCAAGATGCCCGGCTACTGGATGAAAGAAGGAAAGGCCCGCGAGAAGACCGACAGCCACAACACGGTCTACATCCCCATCGACATCGCCGGCCAGTTGTTCTGTGAGAACCCCCGTTCCGCCGGCGGCGTTGTTCACGGCTCGTTCTAACCCCGTCACCCACACCGACCACGCTCGGAGATTGATCCATGTCTCAGACTGTCCAGCAGAACCCCCTGTATGCCGAGATGACCGTGAACTACACGGGCCTCACGACCGACCACAGCACGGCCGTCACCGCGGATCTGTCCGTCGGCGATTGCGTGATCGCGTATGGCACCGACAGCGACGGCACGCTCCGAGTGTGCCGCCCCGCGACAGGCACCAACCACCTCGCCTATCCCAAGTTCATCGTTGCGGCTATGCCTGCCTCGGTGAATGACCGGGTTTCTTCGGGCTCGACCACCCGCAAGGGCGGGCTCGTCAAGGTGATCCCCGTTGGCGCCGGCAGCGGCACCGTCGGCGTCATTCAGGCCAAGTGCGCCGCTTCCCAGACCGCCGGCGTGTGCGTCGGCGTCGTCAACGGCACGTTCGAGTTGACCACGGTGGCGGATGCGGCCATTGACACCGCGGCCAAGGCCGGCACCCGTGTCGGCATCCAGCTCACCACCACCACCACGGCGGCTGTCGTCAACGTCATGGTCGGCGGCATCTGACCACTCCACGGCCCTCCTGCTGAGAAGCAAAGGGCCGTTTTCCCATTCACCGCTCACGCAGGCGTGAAAGAACCACAGTGCCCGCCGTCATCGGGATCGCCTGCGTGAGAATCAATGCTCCCCGATCTGGACCACAGCCTCACGTTCCGCGACTTGCAGGTGCGAGTCTCGGAAATGCTCGGACTCGCCGACCACAGCGGGACCACGGCGGCGCCGCCAACCGACGCCATTGCGCTGGACCGGATCAAGCGGGCAATCAATGACGCGGTTGCGGATGTCGCCCGCAAGGCATCCTGGACGTGGCTCCGCCAGAGTGTGACCATCACCCTCGACGCGGACGGCGACAGCGTTCTCAACATCGACAGCGACGCGACCCGGTACATGCTGCCGGTTCACGTCGTTTCGGCCCCGTACGGGCGGGTCACTTGGCGGAACGCGGATCAGACCATCGGCGGGCAGGTGTTCAGCACCGCGACCGATCGCCTGCTCCATATGACCGCCGTGGACCCGAGTTCAACGGGTGCGCCGCGGTACATCAGCGTCCAGCCCGCGGCGGGTGTGAATCGCCCCTCTGGCAGCCGTCCCATCCTCGAAATGCGGGTGTGGCCCAAGCCCAGCGAAGCGTACACGGTGACGGGAACATTCTCGGTGACTCCGGTTCCGCTTGTGTTTGACGGCGACCGCGGCATATGGCCGGCGTACATGGACCTCCCGATCATCCGGCGGGCCTACGTCAACCTTCGCAGTTACACCGATCCGGACTTCGCGGCGGCGAACACGGCCGCCGATCAGGCTCTCGCAGAAGCACGCGCCCACGAGGGCGAGAACCGTAACCGCACACTCGGAAGGATGCAGCCTGGTCGCCCCGAAGCGGTCACCGTCCTCCGGGACGTTCCTGTCACGATCCCCCACCTCGGTTTCACGATGGAGTAGAATCATGTCCGCATCCCGCCTCACCCTTGAGAAGACCATCCAGACCTCTGTGCCCAGCAACAACGGCATTGAGCGAGTGCTGCCCCTTCCCATCGAATCCGCTCGCGTGGGGCTTGGTGGCATCACTGGATCGACGGCGCCCGAAACCGTCGCGATCGAAACCAACCAGATCGCAGCAAAGTGGGATCACGGCGATGGCACCAGTGCCGTTCTTCACTGGCAGTTCCCCATGCCGTATGACTACAACCCGCTCGCGTACGGCGTGTCTCCGACCAGCGGCTCGATGGTGCAGCAGAATCTGTACCTCAAGGCCGACATCCGCAAGATCGACAGCGCGGACGAGAACGCCGACCTTGCGTACACCTGCAAAATCTACTTCCGATCCACCGGGGACGCCGACCTCTCGACCAACACCACCGTCATCACTCAGACGCTCAGCGCGACCCTCGCCGCGGCCAGTACCAACCTCGACGGCTTCATCACCTACACCTGGGACATCGGCGCCGCGCTCCGCACCGACTCCCTCCGCATTGATCCGGGTGACATCGTGCGAATCTGCATTGCGCCGCACGAAACCGTCGGCACCACCGACATGGACGTTGAAATGACCGACGCGGTTCTCTACTACCGCGCCACGGCCGCGGGCATCAGCACGGTCGCCAACCGCTCAGTGTGAAATGAATGGACGGCACCCCCATCCAACTCCCTGTGAGGGGTGTGTCCGACGCACTCCCTCACATCCAGCAGCCCGGCGACTTGGCCGGGCCGGAAGCCGCGCGGAACATTCGACTCAACGCAGCCGGCCGCGCGAACGCCACCATGGGGCCGCGCGAAGGGTTGTCGGAGGCGTTTGACGCGATCGGCACGGGTGGGCGGGTACAAGCCCTGTTCAACGTCAGCACCGCCAGCGGCGTCGCGCTCAGGCTCGGCGACTCCACCGTCGTCAGCACGGGCACCAGCAAGCCCGGCCTTGCCATTCGGGGCCAAGCCTGGATCATCGACACCGACAACAGCCTCGCGCTCGCCTTTGAGGACTCTGCAGCCCCCTCGCCGGGGGCCTACTCCTGCTCCTGGCACCCCGACGGCACCAAAGCGGCCATGACCAGCATCTACGCCAACGGGGCGGACGTGGACAGCCGCGTCACCCTGTTCAACGCGACGACCGGGGCCACGATTTGGAGCACCGTCATCAAGGACAAGGAGCCCGGCGGATCACCCGCCAGCCCCAGCATCCTCTACGCCAACTCCGTGCGGGTCTACAACACCTTCACGTTCGTATGCGCGGGGCCGTACCTGTACGTTCTCCGCACATCCGACGGCGTGTACCTCAAGCGATACAACATCAACGGGTGGGCGTGGGAGGTCCAGGATGCCCGGGTGCGGCCCGACAACACCCTTGTCGTCCTGTTCCTCGGCACCAGCGCCGTCCAGGGGCCAGTGCTCGCCAGCAGCTACAACGCGGGCGCGTACTTCCGCTCGGCTGTCGCCCTCTACACTGTCAACAGCGACACGACCGTCAACGGAACCCCCCTGACACTCGCTCAGTTTGGGGCCAAGCTCGACGCCCTCGACGCCAACTATGAGGACCATGCACACTTCCGGCTCTCCGAGAAGCTCGGACGCCGGCCGCGCGGCATGGCACCAT